GAAATAACAAAAGGGAACTTCGGTTCCCTTTTTCATTTGGAAATCTCCCGAAAATTTGTTATTTTGTTCTTTGCCCCATATTTATATCATATAACCAAAGTATTTTTTTTTTTGGAGTCCAAAATGAAATTATCAACTAGAAAAGAACTTCTGAAAGAATCAGAACTAACACTCAAATCAATCAAGAAATCCTTGAATGAAGCCGCTGTCCCACAAAGTAAAGTGGAAAAAGTAACTCAATGGATGAAAGATGCCATTCGTCTTGTTGTAGATAAAGACCAACAAAAAAAATATGATAATAGTGTTGAAGCTTTCTTCCGTTATCTTGAAATACAACAAGGTGCATCGTTGATTGATGGGAAAAAGTATGCAGACAGCGCACGAGATTCTTTTTATGAGTTGGAAATGATAATATCAAAGGTAATCCAACAAAATAAAATACTCAAAAAGATGGAAACAGAAATACCAGAAATCAGAAATATTATGCGCGCAGTTGAAAAAGATTTGAAAACAAAAATTTGAATCCGATTTGAAAAAGATGAAATAACAAAAGGGAACTTCGGTTCCCTTTTTCATTTGGAAATCTCATAAAAATTTCGTATATTAGAACTCACTAAATAATAACGGGATGGTTATGATGATTCGGAAATACAAAGACCTACTCAAAGAAGTAGAAGAAGAACACAAAAACGCAGATAATCTCCACCGAGATAGTAGGGTTCTCGTAGTTGATGGGACGAATTTGTTCATCCGCGTATTTTCGGCTATTCCAACACTCAACGAAGATGGTCAACACGTTGGTGGACTTTCAGGATTCATGAAATCACTTGGTGCCACAATTCGTATGGTAAAACCTACGAGAGTTGTAGTTGTCTTTGATGGTAAGGGTGGTTCACATCGTAGACGTAAAATCTTTGATAACTACAAGGAACGTCGGGCAATCAAGTCCCGTCTCAATCGTGCAGTTGGATTTGAAGATTTAGCTGACGAACAGGCATCCATGAAATGGCAGATGGTTCGTCTTTACGAATACCTCCAAAATCTTCCACTCACAACAATCGTGGTTGACCATATTGAAGCTGATGATGTTATCGCTTATTTGGCATCCTACTTCAAGGAAAAGGTTTACATCCTATCCAATGACCGAGATTTTCTCCAATTGGTTTCAGAGAATGTAAATGTTTATGTTCCCACAAAGAAAAAAATGTATAAGCCAGATAACTTACTTGAGGATTACGGAGTATCGTGTGAAAACTTCACCATCTACAAAGCTCTACTTGGTGATAACTCCGATTCCATTCCAGGAATCCGTGGTATGGGAGACAAGACAATTCAAAAACACTTTCCACAATTAGCAGAACCAAGAAGAATTCCTTTGGAAGAGTTCATAGAAAGTTGTAAATTGTATGATGGTAAAGCCAAAGTTATGACAGAACTAAAACAAAACATTCCTAACCTAGAAAGAAATTATAAGTTGATGCAATTGTTAGACGTTGATATTCCATCTTCAACAAAGTCAAACATACGCCATATGGTTGATGGAGAGATTGGTGGTCTAAATAAGATTCAACTTGAAACAATGTGTCTTCAAGATAAACTTCGTGGTGTAATAACGAATTGGGATGAGTGGCTCGTCAATAACTTCAATTCACTGGATGGATTTAGACAAAAGATTCGGGAGTGATATTTATATGTATGATAAAACTGAAAGACATATTATTGGAATTAGATACAGACCCCAAAAAAGTGTTTGGTGATATTGTATTTGGTGATAAAAAACATAATAAGTTTTATAACAAAATTGTTAATTTGCAGGGTAAAACTGGTTCTGAACAAAATACAAAAGATGAGGAGATAATACTCAAAATTCTTTTGAAATGGGTTGGTTCTAATAATAAAAAGGTTGTAAATAATCTATATTCTTATGAGGATTTATTCAAAAACGCTGCTAAAGTATTTCCTTCCATTTTCAAACCAACAACACCAGATGGCACAACAATATACCGCGGAATTCGAGTTGTAAACGAAAAAACAATTTTGAAATTGAAAAAAACTTCACCAAAAGATTGGAAAAAAATAAAATTTGGCTCAATCCAATATGTAAAATGTATGAAACCAATACAATACACACCTCATTTGGAAATTCAGAGCTGGACTACATCTAAAACAGTTGCTCACGAATTTGGTAGTAAATTATCAAGTAAGGATGGTGTTTGGGGGTACAATGGGGGTATTCTAATATCTAAACAAAATGACGAATACCTTTTTAACCAAAAGGTAATGAATTTACTTTTCGGTGAATCAAAAGAAGATGAAATACTACATTTTGGAAATAAATATTCAGAAGAAGTTTTCATCGCAATACCGGAAACATCATATAACGGTCTTGTATCTAAATAATAGCCGTGGAATTCATTTGATTCGTAGTTTGTTTCTCGACTCCTACACAATCGCTCCGAATCCACGGCTTTTGTTTTTCAATTTGATATTTATTAGTAGAGAAACAACTACATATCAAATGAATAGGAGAACGTTATGGTCATCTATAAGACCACCAATTTGGTGAATGGTAAACAATACATTGGTAGAGATGGTCGCAACAACCCAAATTATCTTGGTTCGGGTATTTGTATAAAAAATGCAATCAATAAGTATGGGAAAGAAAACTTCAAGAAAGAAATACTTGAAGAGTGTTCTTCTTTTGAACAACTTATGGAGAGGGAAGAGTATTGGTTGAATTATTATGATGCAGGTAATAATCCCAATTTCTACAATATGCACAATAGAAGTGTAGGGTTTTCAGCAAGGGGTGTAAACCACTATAATTTTGGAAAGAAGCTTAGTCCAGAACACAAAGAAAAATTGACTCAATCCCGTAAAGGAAAGAAACACTCCGAAGAAAGCATACAAAAGATGAAGGTTGCTCAACTTGGTGAAAAACATCACTTCTATGGGAAGAAACACAATCCGGAAACTCGTAAAAAAATAGCAGAGTCCCTTCGTGGTGTGAAACATTCAGAAGAACGCGCGTCAAAAAGAATTGGTGTGAAACGTCAAATTCAATTCTCTGATGAGGGAAGACAAAAATTGCGTGAATTACATACGGGAGAAAAAAATTCAAGATTCAAAGGATATGTTATTTGTGTTTCGGGACAGTATGTTGGCCAACGTAAATCAATTCGTGAATGGACAGAGACGTTAGACACTTTCCCATCATGTATATCGGCACATCTTTCAGGTCGGGAATACAAAAAAGGTATTCGTGGAAATTTTTTCAAATGGGAACACGAACTTTGATTTGGTAAATTCAATTCACTTTCGTATATTGTAGTCATAACTAAACCAACATATACGAACGATAACAAATGCAAGATACACTTTCGGAATACGGACATACGTTTCAAACAAAAGTTATTTCCTGTCTTATCAGTGATAAGGCGTTCTTGGGACAAGTCAGTGATTTATTAGAACCTGGATACTTTGAATCCCAATCCAATAACTGGATAGTAGAACGTATTTTAGATTACCATCGTAAGTTCAAATCTCAACCAACCCAAGAAGTTTTCAAATCTCTTCTCGTTCCGATTGAAGATAAACTACTCCGTACTGGAATTGTAGACAATCTCAAAGAGGCGTATAAACTTCAAAATTCACCTGACTTGGAATATGTCAAGAGTGAAGTGATAGAGTTCTCGAAAAATCAGCGTATGAAGTGTGCGATTTTGGAATCGGTTGATTTGCTGAAGAATGGTAAGTTTGAACAGATAAAGAAAAAAATTGATTCGGCATTGAAGGCTGGTAGTGATAAGGACATAGGACACGTCTTCAAACTTCACGTTGAAGAGAGATATAGTGAAGGTGCAAGAACTTGTGTTGCCACAAACTGGGGCGTAATAAACGATATAATGACGGGAGGTTTGGCGGGTGGAGAATTAGGCGTTTTGGTCGCTCCTGCCGGTGGTGGTAAGAGTTGGGGTCTAATCAATCTTGCTGCAAATGCCGTAAAACAGGGAAAAACCGTTATTTACTATACTCTTGAATTGAATGCTTATTATGTTGGTAGACGTATTGAT